ATATAACTCTAAATAAAATATGTTGTAATGATAAACAACTCCGTTTGCTTATTGAGGAAATGATAGGCTATACATTATTCAGACGTAATGAACTTGGAAAATGCTTTATCCTCACCGGGAATGGTAATAATGGTAAATCAACATTATTAGATGTAATACAGGCTATGCTGGGAGAAGATAATTTATCTTCAGTAAGTTTGAAGGATTTAGGCGAGAGATTTAAAACATATCAACTTGAAGGAAAATTAGCTAATATAGGTGATGATATTAGTAATAAGTATATTGATGATAATGAAACTTTTAAAAAATTAGTTACAGGGGAAAAAGTTAATGTTGAGCGTAAAGGCAAGGATCCATTTGATTTTAGGAATTACAGTAAACTAATATTTAGTGCTAATGATTTACCGCGTATAAATGATTTATCAGATGGATTAAAACGAAGGCTAATATTTATTCCTTTTAATGCAAAATTTAGCAAACATGATCCTGATTTTGATCCATTTATAAAAGATAAATTACTTACAAATGAATCTCTTGAATACTTACTTAAAATAGGCATATCAGCACTTGAAAGAGTATTAAAAAATAATGGATTCACAGCTTCCAAAGCATCACAGGAAATATGGAAACAATATGAAGAAGTTAATAATCCAGTTATTGCGTTTCTTGAAGATAATAAAATTAATAATGAGCCTACAAAAGATATTTATTTACGATATTCATTATACTGTAATGAAAGTGGTCTTAGATCTTTAAGTAGAATAGCATTTTCAAGAGAAGTTTGTAAACATGGTTATGAAACTAAAGCTAAAAAAGTAAACGGTGATAAAATTCAAATATTTATGAAAGTACAAGATAATTCAAAATGATACAAGATATTTTTAATCATCTTGTACCGTTATTAATACAGTAATGGCAATGGTTTAATAAGCATAGTACAAGATGTACAAGATATATATTTTCTTATAATTTTAAATAAAATGAAATATAAACTTTATTATATATAAATAAAGAAATATATATATATCTTGTACCGATTTTATCAAAAAAATGTTATAAAACATAGATGTATCAATACTTAGAATAGGTACAACATGTATTTAAAAGAGGTGATTGATATTAACACTTATAAAAAAACAGAATATTATTTATACAACTATAAAAATATGCAAGCTGAAATTAAGAATATTTTATTAGAGATAGAGGATATAGAAAATAATTATAGAGGAATAGAAGCTATAACTTATGAAGAAAAATCTGCACCAACAAACAAATTTAATTCTTCTGTAGAGCAAGAAATAGAGCAGAAAGAAAAATATATAGAAAAATTAAATAGATTAATAACTAAAAAGGAAAATATGATAAAACGTGTAGATAATGCATTAGAAGTTTTATCTGATAATGAACGTAAATTAATTGAATTAAGATATTTTCAGAACCTAACTCATTTTAAAATTGCTGAAATACTTAAAATTGATGTATCAACAGTATATAGAAATAAAAAAGAAATAATAAATAAACTTATGAATGTAATGTTTATAAAGTAATAGTATTTTAATAGCTTATTGCCTGTATATTACTATTTTATAAATATTAATTATATAGTAAACTATTATTATACGAGAGTACTCAAGAAGTGGGTACTCTTTTTTTATTTAAAAGGAAGTGAGGAGAGGTTGAAAGTAGAAAAAATAGTTAAATCAAAACAGCCAGAAATTTATAAACAGTTAAAGCAGGAGAGAAAAGAGAACCTCTCCTTTAATTTTTATAAAAGGTTAATGGAAAACAATAAAGGCGTAGATGAAAGAAAATGCAGATGAGTTATTAATTTATCATATAATCTTTATCTCCTTCATAAATATAAAGCGGAGGTGATAAAATGGCTTTTGAAGAAGATATCTATAACAGATATAAAGATATTATATTGAAATCATATAATTTATTTCCAAAGCCTAAAGATGCATATGATAGGGTAATATATGTTAAACAAAGAACACCCGAGAAAGTTTATAATAAATTTTTAGTAGAAACGGTACAATGGGAGTATGCCGTAAAAAGAACAAAGTTAAATTTTACTGGTGGTGATATAGAATTAATTTGCAGGTCATTATTAGCAGCAATATCTAATATGGATACAAATACAGAAGATGGCCAATATACCTATATGTTAGGAAATTACGAAAACATCTTCATAAAATTATTAAAAGAATTAGAGAGCTCTTAATAGGGCTCTTTTGTTTATGTTTGTTCGTGACGAGATGAGGTGATTGAATGGCAAGAGACTTTTCTAAAAAGTTTTATAACAGCAAGGAATGGATTAAATGCAGAGAAGCTTTTAAACAATCTAAGTATGGTATATGTGAACGTTGTGGTATGCCTGGGGAAGAAGTTCATCATAAAATATATTTAACTCCAGACAACATAAATAATCCTTACATTACTTTAAATTGGGATAACTTAGAACTTTTATGTTCATCCTGCCATAGTAAAGAGCATATGAGTAAGTATGATGTAGTTAGGGATGACGTTATGTTTGATAAGAATGGAAATTTGATAAGGAGTGAATAAATATGGATAATATTAAAGTATTAAGAAAGCTAATTGGTGAAGAGGCAATTACTTTTATGAAGGCAAATGAAAAGAACTATGATACTCAATTTAACTCTTTTGTAAATATGAATAATAAAATAAACATTAATGGACAGGAGTATGTATTTGGGATTGACTTATCAGAGGATAAAGACATGACAGCCTATGCCCCCCTATAAAAAAGTTGGGAATTGTCTGCTTGAATACCATGTGTCTATATAAGAAGAATACGCAGGAGCTTTACTTAAAGGGGTGTGGTATAAAATGTAAGAGAAAAAAGGTGATTTTTAGTGACAAATAAAAAAACTAAGGATGATTTAACAAAAGATGAAAGAATTAAAAAAGAAATAAGGAGACTTAAAAACATATATTCAAAGATGGATCCTGATGTAAAAAAAGTGACTCAATCCCTTATAGAAAATGCTGCTTTTATGGCTGTAACATTAGATGATCTCCAAGAAATTATAAATAAAGATGGGGTTATATCAGAATATCAGAACGGAGCTAACCAATGGGGCACTAAAAAATCACCTGAAGTAGAAGTATATAATACAATGGTTAAAAACCACATGGCCATAATAAAACAATTAACGGATCTTTTGCCTAAAGAGGTAAAGGCGGTGGAAGAGGATGTCTTTGATGAATTCATTAATAATAGAGCCGACTAAATATCCAAGAACAGATCCAGAGGTTGTATTTGGAAAGACTAAACCGACAATCAATACAAAAGGATTGAAAGAGTATCCGAATGATTACAATCCTATCATGGAATATTGGGAACAGATAGAAAACGGTACAACTCTAGTAAGCAAAAAAGTATATCAGCAGTATGAAGAAATAGTAAGATGGATTAAGGAAAATGGCTATAAGGAATGGTATTACTCCCCTGAAAGAGCTAACCACGTTATAGAGTTTGCTGAAAACTTCTGCTGCCATAGTAAAGGCAAAATGGCGGGTAAAAAGGTTGTTTTGGAGCTTTGGGAAAAAGCATATTTGGCTAGTGTATATGGGTTTATAGACATAGAGGGGAACAGAAAGCACCAAAGGGTAGTTCTGATTGTAGGGAAAAAGAATGGTAAATCCTTACTGGATTCAATTATGGGTCTTTATGGATTAGTTGGTGATAGTGAAGGCGGACCTGAGATATATGCAGTCGCTAGAATGGTGGCGACTTTAAATCGGGTAAAATCGGTGAAGGCTAAATTTAATATATAGAAGCAAACATTGACCAAGCAATATATTAATTATATAATAATATTGTGAGGTGAATGTAATGAAGATTGTGGGTATTTATAAAATAACAAATTTAATAGATGGGAAAGTATATATAGGACAAACAGTAAACTACAATAAAAGAAAGAAAAGACATTTAAATAGTTTAAAGAACGGGAACCATCATAATGAGCATCTACAAAGAGCCTTTGATAAATACGGAGAAGATTCTTTTAAGATAGAATTAATTAAAAAATGTAATATTGAAGAGCTTGATAAATTGGAAAGATATTACATCAGGGAATTAGATGCTTGTAACCATGATAAAGGTTATAATATGATGTATGGCGGCCAGAGATATAGAAATTTTACAAAGGAAGTAAGACTAAAAATGAGCGAAGCGGGCAAGGGGAGAAAATTTACAGAAGAACATAAAAAAAGGATAGGCCTTGCACAAAAAGGGAGAGTAATATCTCGACAATCTATTGAAAAGGCCAAAGAAACAAGGAAAAAACTAAAAGTACATTGTGGGGAAAAAAATCCAAACGCTTTAATTAGCGACAGTGTAGCAAAGCAAATAATAATGGATTTAATTGAAGGAACCCCAGTAAAAAATATAGCAGAGAATCATCAAGTAAGCAATGACGTGGTTTACAATATTATGTACAACAAAACATATATACACATCATGCCCGATGTGAGAGAAGAATTAAAAACAAGAACATCTATCTTGCAAGAAAATAAAATAGAATCATCTATCGAAATGTATCTATCTGGCAATTCTCAAAACAAAATAGCTAAAGAGCTTAATATTAGCAGAAATACTTTGAGAAAAGAATTAAAAGCGAGAGATATAAACCCACAAATTTATATTAACCAATATATCAAACAAGCTAATACCGAGGTAATTTCATAGATTGCGAAAGGCTATGAAACACCGTAACGCGTAGAAACTGAAACTATTTACTTGAATAAATCGGAAACTCGTGGTACAATTACCATGAGGTGATTAAAATGAACGGTAAAATTTACGGGATTAAAAACAATAAAAACGATAAGTTATATATAGGTCAAACGACATTAGAATTGAAAGACAGGTTTGCTAGACATACGGCAAACAATCAAACTAATAAAAACACCATAATATCCAAAGCGATAAAATCTATCGGGAAAGAAAACTTTGAAATCTTTTTGATACAAGACGGATACAAAACCACAAAAGAGCTAAATGAAGCGGAAGAATTTTTTATTAAGAAATTCAATACTATAAATCCGAATGGTTATAACTTGTGTCCGGGTGGTCAAAAATGGCGAAGAAAACCTAACATATCAGAAGAAGAGTTGCAACAAGCAATTAGCGAGTATAACACCGGTTGTAGTTTACGCGAGTTAGCGGAAAAGTACAAAACTGATAGAAGGTATTTGTCTAAAAAAATAAAGGAATATGGTTTTGAAGTAAGACCAAGAAATAATAAACTCCCCGATAGGAGTTCTAAAATCACTAAGGATATAATGATTGACTTATATATAAACAAGAGAATGAAAATGAAAGATATCGCTGAATTGTTAAACGTACATGTAACAACCGTTAACTTAGCCAAAAGAAGATATAATTTAAGCAGATAGACTATAACGTTTCCAAGAGTGCTCAACAACCTATGAAAGGTTGAAAATGTACGCTAGACTGAATTGGAAATGACCAATTGATGAAAATGAGGGAAACCTCCAGAGCATAGGATAAAAAGCCTATGGATAATAACTATTTGACTAAGAAGGACCAAGCCAAAATAGTATGGCAAGAAGCCAAGAGAATGGTTAATAAATCCCCTACCCTCAAAAAAAGAATAAGAACATTAGTAGGGGAGATTGATTCTGATTTTAATGATGGAGTATTTAAGGCATTAGCTTCTGATAGTGATAGCCTTGACGGATTGAATATTCATGTAGTAATCATGGATGAATGGCATCAGTGGAAAAATGGCAGAGCATTATATGACATAATGGCTGATGGTATAACAGCAAGGGAACAGCCATTGATTATTATGACTTCTACTGCTGGGACTATTAGAGAAGATATATTTGATGAAATATATGAAGAGGCGGAAATACAATTTAATAATATGAAATTAGGAAACGAGGTTGATGATAGAACCTTGTTTTTTATTTATGAACTAGATAAAAAATCAGAATGGAGAGATGCAAACAACTGGATCAAGGCGAATCCCGGCATTTCAACAATAAAAAAACTTAGGGCACTACAAGATAAAGCGAAAAGGGTAGCTGACAATCCGAGATTGGAAAAAAATTTCGTTTGTAAGGAATTTAATATTAGAGAAACAAGTTCCGAATCATGGCTACCGTTTGAAGTCTTAAATAATACAGCTACATTTGATATAGAAAAATTAAAACCTAGGTATTGTGTTGCAGGAATTGACCTTGGAGCAACCACAGACTTAACTTGCGCAACTATAATATTTAGAGTACCTGATGATCCGATTCTGTATGTGAAACAGATGTATTGGTTACCAGGTGATTTATTAGAAAAAAGAACAAGAGAAGATAAAATCCCTTATACGACATGGTACGACCAAGGATTATTAAGAATCAGTGAAGGAAATAAGGTAAACTACAAGGATATAACAAAATGGATGCTGGAAGTACAAAACGAGCTAGATATTTATATTTATAAAATAGGCTATGATAGTTGGAGTTCAACTTATTTGGTGGATGAATTAGACCAAACATTTGGCAAGATAACTGAACCAGTAGTACAAGGCGCAAAGACATTTTCAAATCCGTTAAAAAGGGTTCAATCGGAACTGGAAGCCAATAAAATAAATTATCAAAACAACCCAATTTTTAAGTGGAATATGTCAAATAGTGCAGTGCAAATTGATAGAAATGATAACTGGGCTCTAGTAAAAACAAGTAACCCAAGGCGTAGAATCGATGGATTTGCTTCTTTTATGGACGCGTTTATTGTATATGAAAAATACTATAATGACTATATGAATATTATTTAAAATATGGTATAATATAGATGTGGGATAGGTAGGCCAACCGACAAGCAAGTTTTCCGAACTTGTTTCCCACATTACTCAATCGGATAACACTACGGAGGTGTAATTATTTATGAATAGTTTTTTGGTATATGAACACGTAAATAAAATTAATAGAAAAAAGTACATCGGGATTACGTGTAAGGATGCAAGCGTAAGGTGGGGCAGTAATGGCTCTGGTTATAAAGGCAGTACATATTTTTATAACGCAATAAACAAATATGGGTGGGATGGCTTTGAACACAACATATTAAAAGAAAGATTAAGTGAAACAGAAGCCAAAGAATTAGAAATTGCTTTAATTGCCGAATACAAAACAACTGACAGTGAATACGGATATAATTTGACATTCGGAGGACAATGTAACATCCCTACAGACAGGGTAAGAAAGAGAATGTCGAAAGCGCAGAAGCGTGTTTGGGCAGATTCAGAATACAGAGATAAAATGACTGAAATTAGAAAAAGGGTTGGATCTACAGATGAATTCAAAGAAAAAGTGTCTAAGGCGAGTAAAGAAACATGGCAGAATAAAAACGTAAGAGAAGAAAGAATAAAGAAATTAAGACAAAATGGGCGAACAGGCAAATTTAAAGAAAAGATGAGACTACTTACAACGGGAGAAAATAACGGTTTTTATGGAAAAGAACATACGGAAGAATCAAAGCAAAAAATGAGAAATGCAAAACTTGGGGCGAAGCTAACCGATGAGCATAAAAAGAAAGTGTCGGAGTCTCTTAAAAGAAAAGTGATTCAATTAAGCCTTGACGGTGATTTTATAGCTATACATAATGGAATATCATATATAGAAGTAGTAAAAACGACATCCCATATTAGTGCGTGTTGTAGAGGGGACAGAAAAACAGCAGGCGGTTATAAATGGATGTATTATGAAGATTATCAAGCACTTACTAAATAGTAGGTGCTTTTATTATACATGATTTAAGAGGAGGTGATTAATTGAGCCTATTTAGTAGATTTTTCAACAAGAATCCGTCTGTAACCCGTTTTCAGATGGTAACGGAAAAAGGAAACGGGTATTATGCATGGAATGGGAAATTGTATCATTCGGATATTGTACGTTCTTGCATAAGGCCAAAGGCGAG